TTTTTAAGCTCTACTTCTTATTTATATTTCAAAGTGCTCCTAAAGATTTTATAACCTCTTGTTGCTTCAAATACAATTTGCAATATAATTTTGAAAAATTTTTAAGTTGATTAAAATCCATTTCATCGATGAATCTTGAATGCTTCTCATATTCAAATAATTTATCTATGGTACTGAGAGTAATTTCATTTGGATCCATTGATTATCTCCTTTAATAAAGTTTTAATTTCATCTATATCTTGTTTAATTTTATTCAATTCATTTTTTTGCGACTCTCTATTACTCAAACTATTTACATATTGATTATAGGAATTATTGTCACAATTTACAATCGCTCCAGAATTTTCGTCTCGATATAAATTTGGGTGTCCTTTTACTGGTATCATCATCTGATAGCAATACTCCTCAAATCTTTAAATCTTGGTGGATATGCTTGATTTGTGGAAGACATAACAATCTTAATTGTAAATCCACTAAATTGCCCAAGATTGTTTGCAGAAAACTCATATTCTAGGAATTGATTTTGGTTACTTGAAGGGACAAAAACATCAGGAAGACCACTGTTATTAGCAGGATCAATAACGTCTGGGTATCCATCGTTATTATTATCAACAGTTAAATTATCATATCCTGGGAATAATTCAAAAGATTGCTCAACTTCACTAGAATCTGCTCTTATTAGACTATAAAGAACTCTAAAATCTGCAGAGAAATGTCTATATGCCGAAAGAATCACTTTGAGTGAAGTTGCTGGTTGAGACAATCTTACTGTGTTTGAAATATAGATCGCAGCGTGCGGGTCATCTAGGAAAGAATTAACTCTACCATCTTGTTGATAGTTAGTTATTGGAGAATTAATTCTATTGCTATGAAAATCAGTAAATGATGTATCTAAAAAGATTTGAGGAGAAACATACTTATTACTCGATGTCAATGTCAATGCTGTTGTAAATGACTTGTTTCTTGGTAGAGCAGTTAAGAATGTATCCTCATTTACCTTAGATGCAACAATTCTAGAAGATGAAAGTGTATTTAAGGAATTTATTTGAATATCTTCATAACCTAAATCTTGGAAAGAAACTTCATTACCGCTAATACTAGTTCCACTAACTGATCTAATCTTTGCAGACAATGAGGTTGCTGCAGTAGGAGTTGCTGCGTCATAGAATGGAATTATTGCGTCATATTGAATATTTTCAGATGCAAATACTTTAGATCCTCCGGAAGTAAGTTCTGATGAGAATGACAGTTGTGGATATCCTGAAGGTGTATTATCACTACTTCTGTTAACACCATTAGAAGATCTATCAATTTCAATATAATAATTATCAATGTCTAATCCAGTATCACTAATATCGTGAGTTGTGTTAATTCTCTGAAGAGAAATTCCATTAAATTCATATTTGTATACTGGAACGTTAACGGAATGTGGAAGTGCCAGAGTTGAAGATTGTCCTCTAGTTACGGTCTCTAAAGTTCCAGATCCAATACTTTCATACTTAATGATTTCATTCTCAATTATGACATATCCTGGATTAGTTCCATTTACTGTCTTACCTTCGAAAGTTGTAAAGTTTGAAGTGCTAGCAACTGAAATTGATGTAGAAGAAGATGTGGCAGATTGGGAAAGTGTTGTTGGTGCTGTATTTGGTGCAACACCACTAATTGCGACTTTGTTATTTGCGGCATACATTCCATGATTAAAATGATTTACCTTGACAAAATTTCCATTATAAATCGATCCAACTGGAGTGGAATTAGTAATATATGTATTTCCCAGAGAAACTGAATTATTAGAGGAATCAAAGTAAACTAGATTTGCAGTTCCGCCTGAAGTAAATGATTCGCCTTGTACATTACTCAGATATAATGTATCAATACCGTTGTTGTTACCAGTAACTGTAATTCTAGCATCTCTACCACTATTACTTGAAACAGAAGAGGTTACAATACCAACAACATCACCAACTGCATATCCATTACCTGGATTTACAACTGACGCAGCAGTGATAGCGCCAGAAGATGCTGTTATGTTTAATGTGAGTCCAGAACCACTTCCAATAATGTTATATGTTGACACATTAGTATCTGATACATAATTTGATCCTGCCGTTGTAAGACCAACAGATGAAACTGAGCAACCAGTACCTACAATGTATCCATAATTGTATGTTTTTGCACTTTCACTAATTTTTCTTCCGGTAGTTAGAATTCCTACCATAGTTGAGTTTGTTGCAGTGGTAATTCCAACACTCAGTTTTCTTGGGAATGATGTGAGAGGATTATTTTGGAGGTTTGGAATATATCCATTACTTTCATTAAGTGTTGGATTATAGAAAAATGCAGTAGCAGGAGTGTTAGTAACAAAATTTGCTCTATATAGAGTAAATTTCATATCTTGATATTGGTCTGCAGTCCAAATAGATCCATTTTGAGATTTAAATAGACTTCCCATAGCAAATTGTTGTGTATATACAACTGCTTCAGAATCTGGAAGATTTCTTGATTGAATTGTTTTCTTGCCCATTTCAGCAATAAAGACTTCATATTCAATGCTTTCTGGAGCTAGCAATACAATTGCATATTCTAAACCAGGTGCCAAATAGATTGGATAATCAAATACTGCTTTTGTTACTGCTGTTGCATCATCTGAAGTTTGAATCTGATCCGGTCTGAGAGTAACCGAATTGCCAACTACTATTGTTGTAGGTGTGCCTAACTCAACAGTTCTTACTTCGACTGTAAGGGGATTATTTCCACTATCTTTTTTGTAGAAATACAAGTCTACCTCAGTTAAAAATCCACCATCTTGGTCAACTGTAAAAGTTTGAGCAAGTGGGTCTTTTCCACCACCTCTATCCTGCTGAGGAAACTGAGTTTGTTCGAAATTCGTTGTTACTCTTGTTATATTTGTGGTAGTTAAGCGAGTGTTTGTTACTGTTGTTGTATTTGTAATTGTTGTTTCATATAATTCTAGAGTCCCGTCTGAGATATAATTTGTTTCGGCAGATGAAACTGTAGTACTTCCAGCAACGGCAACTTCATTTGTAGGACTAGATGTAATTTTATATGTTTTAGTGCCGGTATTAATTCTTACATCTGGTGCAGGATTGGTATTGGGGTCTCTAATAAAGAAAGATCCAATTAAGTCTCCATAGTTATCAGATATCAATCTGAGATCTTTTACATATGCCACAGAACCACTTGTTTGTCCAACAAGTTTAGCACCTCTTACCAAATATCCAGAATAAAGACCTTGCGCTTCTTCCGATATTGAATATGTATCCAGATTCAAAATCTTTGATGAGGCACTATATGCATCTGGAATTGATTCTGTTCTGAAGTATGGATTTGTTGTAAATTTCGTTGTTGGAGAATTAAACGGACCAATTTTATGAGATGGCATTGCCACTCTAAAAGTAATTATTTTATTATTCTGATTGTCATAACCAATTACAGTTTCTCCAATAGTAAATGCAGATGATGCGCCGTAATTTTCTAATGACTCACTGTTGGCAATTTCAATGAGTTTTGGAATAAAATCTACAGATCCATTTCCGTCTAAAAATTGATAATATCTAGTGTAAGGTTTCAGGCTAGTAATTGAAAATTCAGTATTTCTAGATCTCATATACTCTTCGGCACGCGCTTCTACTAATCTTGTAGAACTAGTACTTCTAGTAGAAGAACTACTGGTTTCAGTTACAGTTTGAGAGAATTCGGTCGAAAGTTCAGTTCTACTAACATTAGCACCGTTATCAACTCTAACTGTTCTATCTCCTAAAACAGTGTTATCTCTCTCAACCAAAACAAAATCAGTAACAGATATTGTTTTATTTGGAAGTTGTACTGTTCTAACCCAATTATCTCTATCTGGAGATAACTTGACTGACCCCTTATATGAAATTACGTGGAATGGGTTGACATTTTCTACTTGTGTTGCAAGTGGTTGATTAATCCACTTTTCAGAAGTGTATTTAAGAGTTACAGTGCTTCCTGTCTTTTGTACATTAGAATCAATTAAAGTATAATTAGTTGATAAATCTACTTCTTCATCTGTTGTGTTGAGTGATGGTGCAAGATAATTTTTAAGACTATTGCGGGCAATAATCGGTCTCATTTCTTGCAATTCAGGATCTATTTCCAGAAGTGATAGGTTTAAATTCACTCTGTCATAGTTTTTAAAATCATCGACAAAAAATCCAGTCTTAAATCTGTTAAATCCTTGAGAATCTTGAACTTGCAATGTTTGAGTACTTAACTCTAAAAGAGATAGGGAAGTTATTCGCTCAAGATTTTTAACTCTATTTTCAATGAGACCAATATCTCTCATTGTATATCTTCTATTATCAACAAGTGATAATGTTGCACTCTTTGGAGTATAAAGATATGGGGGGAGATTGATTGTAGCAATCTCCATCACATCATCAATTTTTATTGGAGATTTTGGATTTGATGCCGAAGTTCCCTGAACATAAACAAACTCACCACTCTTATCAAGATAAACCTTATCTATTCTTCCAATATAATAGTCATAACCAATTATGGTGCTTTCGTTTGGTGTTAAATTTAACTTAATGGAAGAACTAAAGTTTCTATTTGAAAAATCAAATGGTGAAGCATTAGATCCTGAAAATACCGATACACGAGGTCTAAAATCAAGAGTATCTGAAGCTCTTATATTTTTAGTGCCAATTAAAGGAACATCGTCCGCAAATTGCTCTTTATTGTAACTTAATACAGTAAATACATCTCCATTATCTGTGGCAGGTACACTGAAGTAATCAAAAACAACTAGTACCCTTCTAGATGGTTCTGTTTCACCCTCATTTCTTACAATTCTGGAATAATCATAATATTGTTCTTTTTGTCCCTTATCTAATTTAAATCTATTAGTTATATCATTGTAACTTCCTAGAGTAATGGAATCGATTTCACCTACGATATTTGATTCTTCAAATGTTACCCTCTCATTTGTAAGGAATCTATTTGAATTTAAAAATACAACGTCTACACTATTTGTAGATCTTGTCACAACTCTAGCTACGCAACCACTTTCAGAACCAATGATGTTCTCGCCAATGATTGCATTTCCGCCAATATTTAATACGCTACTGAAAGAAATTGTGTCTAGGGAAGGATTAGAAGTATTTAACGATTCATAAACTGCTAAAACTTTCGCAACGTCCGGATAATTAAGAGAAATCTCTTCGTCTTGAACTCTTAATCCATAATATGGATTATATGCAAGACCATCGTTAATAGAGGTACTAATTCCTGTGCCAGACTCTAGATACTTTGAGCGAATTACGTTAATTGTTTGACTTCTGTTATATTGCTTCTCTTTACTTTGTACTCCATTTTTAATGAATGTTGCATTAATAGAAGATGTGGTTTTTCCAGAAGTAAGATTTGATAAAGTAACCTGATTATTGGATAGTGAAAATTGGTCTGCTGTTAATGACTGTGTAGTGCCATCAGTATAGTGTACCGAATAACGCTCCTCATCAAATCCTTGGAATAGTGCAGTTGTTAATCCAGATGGTAATGAAAAATCGGATACTGATAATACAATTGGACTACTTGAAGATTTTGCACTTGTTGATTGAGCACTAAATGTTAAAATTGAATCATTTAAATCTATCGATGACAAATTAGAATTTGGTACTTCTGCATATAAAAATCCTTTTTCAAGATTCCTAATTGTTGGGGCGCCAATACTAAAAGATATGTTTGTTGAAACTCCAATTGCACCATTACAAACTCCTGTGACAGTTGCAACGCCTACAACCGTCATAGAGTCACCAGTTAGACTGATACTAGTTACTCTATTAAAGTTTTCTACCGAACCGGTTGAGGTTTGATATCTGATAATACTTCCTGGTTTAATTGTATTGAAAAATTTTCCAGGAGAGGTTACAACACCACCTGTACTAATATTAACAGTGTCTGCAGCATTAAACCCAATAGGAAGTTGTTTTGATAAAACTGAATCTCCTATAAACGCTGCAGTAAATCCAGAAACTGAAGTGGATTGGTAAACTTGTTTAATATCTTCGCTATTATAAACGGTAATATTGGCAATTGATCTTGGGTATAACTCCAAACCATTAATAATTATTTGTTCCCCTTTTATGAAGGTTCCAGAAGTTTGTCTGACATTAATTGTAGTTGTACCATCTCCTGCGGTCACTACATATCCACTTGCTCCGCTACTTTTTCCTTTAATATATGAAGTTCCGGGCAATTGTGATTGTGATAATCCTTGATTTAAGATTAAAGTTGTGTAGGTTTGGACATCATATAAGTATAAATCCCAATTTGTAGTTGCTGATGAGTATGCTGCATCAGTCAATCTAAAATTATAGACTCTTGCGTCTCCAATTTTAGTTGTTGAACTTGGATTTCCTGATGCACTTCTTCTAACTGAGTGAAGTTCTACAGATTCATTTTGCTTTGGTGATCCAGTTATATTATTAATTCTTACTAAACTTCCCATTTCAAATGGGATGCTTACGTTACTTACATTTTGAGTTTCTCTAGGTTTTGGTACATCTAAAATAGTAGTAGAAACTTTTTCAATATCATATCCTCTTACATATGCTTTACCCGGAGATAATTTAATGCACAGAAGATCATCTGAAGGTGTATTTCCACTCTCGGTTTTTTGGTCTTTGAAAAATAAACCATTATTTCCAAGTCTGTCATTTAAAGAATCATGTAAAGAAATTTTAAAAGGAGATACTGAATAGTTTCCAGATTCATCAAAAGTTCTTTGTGCTAGATAATCTTTTATTAGTGAATATTCTGTATTTGTATTTAATTTTTTAACTTGCCCAGCATCTAATCTAAGAAGTTCAATAAAATCTACATCAGTATCAACGCTATCAATTGTTTTTTTAGTTAGTGTTAATCCAATTTTAAATCTATCTGCGCCAGGTGCGGCATAATTTGTAAATCCTTTCGCATTATCATATAAAGAAGAATCTTCTTTAGCGGTTACGATTTCTTCAGATACCTTAAGACCTACTCTGTATGATGGAGTGTTGGTATAATAATCTAAAATAATTGTTTGTTTAGAAACATTTACAAAAGTTCCTCTTACAAAATAAATTCCAGTATCAATAGAAACTGCAGATCCAATAGCAGTTGCATCGGTAGAAATCAATGATGAAAATGGATTCCCAGATACAATAGTTGTATTTCCATAAACTATATTCTCACTGGCAAATAATGATTCACCATCTTGGAATGGGGTAATTGCAAAACTTTCTCCAGAATCAATATATTTTACATATAATGTAATGTATTCTAAATTATTAACCGAATCGGGTATTTCAATTTTTTGAATAACTCCAGTTACACCAGAAATTTGTCCGGTAACTTTTTTACCTACAAATTGATTGATGTATAGTGAAATATTTACGCCAAAATTAGTTGGGTTTAACTTAACCGCATTAAACTGCGAATCATATGTTAAGTTGCCGGGAATTACTACAGATCCCTCTTTAAAAATATGACTGCCAAAAGATTCAACCTGATTTTGTAAGATTGATTGAATATTATTTAATTCTCTTGCTTGGACAGGTCTTCCTGGATTAAAAAGAACTTTATAAAAGTTCTTTTCGGCGTCAAAATCATCAAAGTAAGGACTTACATTTAAATTTGTTTTTTGTGCCATTGGTTAGAATTCCAGGATAATTTTAATGTCTTCTTTTTGTCTAATATTACGAGATACAAGAGGTCTATTGTCGATATAGATTATATCTCCTGTTTTTTTATTTATTTCAGGATTTGCAAGACCATTTGCAAATGTTACTCCAAGATTGATGATCGAATTATTTGCCGTAGTTGTAATTCCGGAGAAAGAAGATATTTGTCCAGAAAAACCACTTGTTTCACCAACTACATTTCCTCCAGAGGCACTGAAATTAATATTCGCTTTTGCCTCTGTTGAAACACCAACGTAATCAGTTTGGTCGTGTGTTGAACCATAATATAAAGATCGGTCTCTAAAATATTTTAAAACTTTAGTATCAGAATCATATGATGCAACATAACCAACAGCAATACCAGTAGAAACTGTTTGATTGATTTTTTCACCAACTTCAGGTAAGAATGAATTCACAGAATCAAACTGCATAGCATACAAACCTGAAAACTCACCACCACTAAAAGTTTCTGTAGATATAAATGTTGTTGGATTTTTTAAGATTCCTATCTGACAAAACTTTGTGTTAGTTGGGAAGTCTCTAGTAGAATCATCAAATCTTGCATATATCATTACTCTGTCAGCACCCAATTCTTTGTACAAATCAAACCCGTGCCCCCTAGAAGGCGGTATAATGGGGATTAATTTTGCAGGGTTACTGATAGTACTACCGGGTTGTAGAGGACCTAAATCGACGATTCCATACGTGTATCCGGTGCCTCCAGAAGTTACCGTAGTATCTGTAATTTCACCATTGGCGTTTGTTTGTACAAATACTCTTCCTCCCGTTCCATTTCCTAAAATATCTACCTCTCCAGAAGTATAATTGGATCCAGAATTTGAAATATAAACTGTTTTAATTTGATTATTATTTAATGTCGAATCTCCATTTTCTCTTACTGCAACAATTTGAGAGTCAGTAGATGTTTCCCAATTATTTGGCAATGTTACGTATTCTGTTGAATCAAATTTTACAATGTCTGATGGGGCAACCGTAAATAGATATTTCCAAACGTATCCATCCTCTCCAGTTCCGGCTACAGTAGGTTCTAAATCTGTAGTTGTTGGTTCATATTGAGATTGATTTCCTGTGGTGTTAATACCACTAGAACCATTTTCTATGCAAATGTAAACGTTATAATCGCTGTTTAACACGTAGTATTCAGAATCATATAACCTCGCTCTCCTTGATACTGGGGATAAATTCTCAATACTATAATCATGTCTGTACATATCATACTTTTTACCCCTTACCCAATCAACTCTTTTAACAACTCTTCTTATATTCGAGGAAGTAACCTTTTTTCCAAAAAGAAGCGTATCTTCATATTGTGTAAGATAATCTAAATTATCCGTTGGATTTGGTATCACACCATTTGTTATTCCGGGACCATCCCAGTTTACATTTCTTCCAAAACCAGTATACAGATTTGGGTTAGTAAGACCAACCCAAACATAATAAGAATTTGAAGAATCGTCTATTGATTCTATAAAATTACTGGCATTTAAAATTCTAAATTGATCTGTTACAAGTGCAGACATCTATATGATTCTTTTTTTTATATTTATATTGTGTTAGAGATCCTTTTTAAGAGATCCATTGCTTCTTAATCCATATCCTCTTCTTTGAATAATTGGATATGTGGATAATCCTGAATTGTATCCAAGTGTAGTAATTCCAATGCTTGATATATAACCAGTCACCCCTATTGAAATTGGATTATTGGATCTAGAGAATCCTGATAATCTACCCCAAGATAATCTACCTACAGGATATTCAAGTGTACCAGTGGTTGCAATACCAACGATAGATGTATTAGATGCAATATTGCAAGTGATAATGCCTAATGTAGAATTAATTGCGTGAATTTGATAAATGTTATTCAAGAAAGAGGTACTAATAGAAATCCTATCAGTATTGCCCGTATTGATAGATGTCACTCCTTGTCCAACAGTAGTTTCAGAAATGTAAATGGGATATCCAACTTGCAAATCTGGGAAGGAGAATGGATCTCTATCTAAAGTAAACTTAAGTGCTAAAGAAGCACCAATTCCAGTTGTGGTCGCAATTCCTATGATAGAAACATCATATCCCTCCACATCAGATATATCAGTGATTATTTCATAATGTTCTGCAGAATCATTAGAGAAAATAAATGCATCAAAATTAATTGGCGATTCATTCTCATAATTGAAGAGGCTGCTATCATCAACAAATATTTGATTTGTAGAATTATTGAAATTTCCTATGATGTTTGCAGTTGGATAAATTTGTGATTCTAAAGAATCTCTAGATTTATAAACAATTTCACCATTAAGTATTAGGTCCGTCTTTTGTTTAGTCCAATAGAGAGGTTTGTTATTAGATTCATCGACTCCTTGACCGGTATATAGATTTGTTTCAATTTTGTCAGAAGCAGAAACATCATAAATGATTCTCTTATCTTGAGTGACTGTATTTTGAATATTTGCGTTATTGCTAAAGATTTGTACAGTATCGCCAACTTTAACAGTCTCTATCGCATTAATTTGAATCGTATCTTCATCTCTTGTGCCACGATAGAAGAATATCGCTATATTATCTTCCGGTTTTGGTGCGACCGAGAATGTAAATGAAGTTCCTCCATTAAATTGGTATGAAACTCCAGGTTCCTGTAAAACACCATTAATAAAAATAAGAATAACTGAATCCAAGTCAATTAGTTGAGAATCTGGGTCATTTTCATCAATCTCAAAACTAACAAGTTCCGAATTATAGAAAAGTGGGAATCTTGTTCTAACCCCATCTTGATATACTTTAATAGAATCAATGTAATCTAATTCTCCAAACTGCCAAGAAGAGAAGGAATCTGTGAAAACATCAAGAACAGTTAATTGAAATTCACTAATTGGAGAAGATAGACCTTTTGCAGTCACTAGTCCTACTGGTTTAAATACATCACCCACTCTAAAGGAATAACCATTTCTGGTTATATTAAAATTCTTAACTTCGAATAAAGTAGAACCAATTCCTGTAGTAGTTGAACTTGCTCCAACCTCGATATTTAAAAGTAGACCAATTCCAGTGGATGTTGTATTTCCAATCCCAAGTCTGGAAACGCCAGTTACTGATAAGTTTTCATAAGAGGGGGAAGAAACATTTATTGTAGGATTAGTGTATCCTGCTCCTGGATTAGCAATATTGAATGATAAAGTTCCACCTGCGCCAACATTTGCAGTTATAACAGCTCCAGTTCCAATGTGTCCACTTTCGGTAATTGCAACAGAAACAGGATTTCTATAACCGGACCCAATAATATCCATAGTTCCAATTCCAATTGCAACTATTGACCCACCTGCACCTACAACGGCAGTAACAGAAGCTCCTACGAGAGGAGCTATTCCTAGACCTCCAGTAGATCCAAGAGATACAATTACACCGCCGCGAGGAAGTTGATTTTGATTAATATCATACTGTGATGTGAATATATTACTATTGGATGATGTTATTCCAGAAAAAGTGATATTAGTAATTCCAGAGTTTTCTGTTATCAAATAATTATTCGATGAATTGTTAAATGTTGTTGGAGATTGGAAAATATTATTAATAAATACGATTCCATTTCCTCCAGAAGTTCCCAATCCAACAGTGTTTATTCCTTGAGAGGTTAATATAAAAGTTTGTCCAATTCCAGTAAATTGATTTGAAATATCATCATAAACTTGATTAGTTGTATAATCTTCTCTTAAGAAAACTCTTCCATTAAAAGAAGCTCTTTCTCTTGGCAAGTTAGATTCGCTAGGTCCAACTAAATCGAGAGAGTTTCCTCTAGGAGCTTCTGTAAAGAAAATTTTATTTTCAGAAATATTGTAAGCTCCCCTATAAACTCTAGCGATAGAACTATCGGTATGTAGTCCGGCAGTAGATCCAACAAATCCACGAGTAACTTCTACAAGAGAAATACTTCCAGCAAATGTAATAGGACCACTGTTAGTTGTACCTAGTCCTACATTCTCAATACGCATATACTCATCATCAATTTTTATTATGTCCGTTGGAGTAATGGAACTAATGCCACTCAAAGCAAAAATTGTAGATGCTGTACCAATTTGCCCCCCATTTCCAGACAATGTATGAGTTATATTGGAGTATGCAATAGGACTTTGTACAATCTCATTAATTGAAATTATTGATTTTTCATTCTTTTTATACATTTCCAATTGATGAGCATTTCCCAAACCAACAGATATAAATGTTACGCCAATTCCTTGAGAAGCATATTCTTTTCTTGTAGAAATTCTAAATGTATCATTACTATCTTTTATTGCATATACTACCGATGGTAGTATTGTTGTAACTACACCGACATAATTTGCAGTAGCACCAATTCCCATCGCAGAGGTTCCAATTCCAATAAAAGTGGATTTTGGAGTATAGATTAATTGCTCTCCCGTATTAAAGAAATGATTTGCAATTGTAAATACGCCAGTCACGGGATTTAAAACGTCACTATCAGATGGATCAAAAGTTTTCATAAAAATTGGCACGCCTTCGTATTTGGATTCAAAATCATATTTGTTTACATTTGGTGAATTTGCACCATAATATTTGGCAACTTCGACTTCCTGTCTAACTGGCGAATAAGTTAGGGTAGGAGGAACATTGACAACATCTAGATCTTTATAGAAGTTTTCACTAAAAGAAAGTATCTCTAAATTGCCAGAAATTGAAGGATCTGCATAAAATTTAATTATGAAATTATTTCCAGAAATTTCAGCACCAAACGTTCCTATTCCTGAAGTGCTTCCAACTGATAAGAACGGATATTGAATTGAATATGAATCACTTCCATCATTAATTGCCATTACCTGATGCAATGCACTTGTTTGCCCAAATCCAACCTTTATTGTAGATTTTGATGATGTAAATAAGGATTTGTCTAGTACTAAAACACTTGTGGATCCTGAAGAAACATTGCTAAATTGTGACTGTAAAGTAACTGTTCTTTCACTTCCATCTAATTGTCCAGAAAGTTTAAATCTATATGTACCTACACCAACCGCAGTTGTACCAAAACCAACATTTTTAGTTCTGACTGTTATATTTTCTGCCGAAGTATTTGTATAATTTAATGATAAAACACCACCCGAGATGGACGCTCCAAAAGAACCAATAAATCCAGAACTGGTTTCAGTTAAATTATCGTCAAAATAATATTCACTAATATAAGTATTAGTACCATCGTGTGTTAAATATATCTCAACATAGTTCATATCAGAACTATCATCATTTAAAATATGAATATTGGAATAAATTGCTGAGTACTTGGAAGAATCTAAACTAAAGATAGATGTAGTTATTCCACTGGAAACAATTTTATTTGCTGCTACCAAATCTATAAATCCAATTGATTGTGTAGTTCCAATACCAGATTTTGAGATAAAAGTATCTTGCAGAATTTTAATATCAAAGTCCGAATTATTAGTGTCTTCTGGACTAAATTTAAGATAAAAATTTAATGCCGCATCTACGTATCCTTCAATATCTGCTATAATATTTTGTTCATCTAAAGATGTTAAATATGCTTTCTGTAAAGTAAAGATATTTACATCATCATTAATTGTTATAATTTCACTAAACTGAATTTCATTAGTGAAAATATTACGTGTTTGCACCAAAAATCTATTATAATTGTTTCCAGAATTAATTTGGAATATGTTAGAAACCCCAGATAACTCATCATTTTCACTCGAAAATTGAGAATTTATATTATCTATTTTTAAAACTCTATTAGTCTTGCATAAGATGTAATCTGTAAGAGAAATATTATTAAATTTAATTAATTTTGATTTTCCATCTAGCGTATCTACATCAATAACAAAGTCTAGATTGTTAATAGTATCTACTCTATTATCGCTTTCGAACACATTTAAGAGAGTTAATGGAGACTCAGTAGTTCCTATCCCCGACTGAACACTTTGTAGAATCTGCGTATCAGCAAAATTTTTCATTCCGCTAATATGTAACAAATTATTAACAGGAGTTACAATTTCTTCCCAAGTTTTAGTACTCTTTACTGAATATGATAAGTTTTGATAGTAATCATTATCTGGAGTTACTTGGAAATTTTCATTAAGTTTTCCAGTTTCAAATCTCCAACCAAATTGCTGTAAGTTGAAGTAATCTACATTGTAAACTCCATCAACCACCTTTACCGAATCAATAGTTGCTTCATTGGAAGATTCTAATCCTCTTATTTTTTCACCAGCAGAAAGATTATAGTTTCCAGATACTCTTACAAAATTTTCATCACAACTAACCACAACTAAGTCTTTAACTACAAATCCATTTCCATCATCTGATGACAATCCTTCTCCAATTTGGAAAGGTGAAAATTTCTGTATAACTTCAAATTCTGGATAATTGTTAAAATTAATTATTGTGGCGTAAGATTCCTGAATTGTCTTTGCTATTCCAGTATTTGTAGATAACCCAGAAAGATTAAATTCTAATTTAGCTGGATTAATATTTTGGAAATTAGTTACTGTAAAGAACTGATATCCATAATCTGATGAATTGAATCCATCGCCAAGGGAACCACTCTTTTGAATTCCCTCAACAAAAATTCTATCTCCAGTTGAGAATGGTGCTGATGTAAATCCAGATAGTGGTGTTGTCAAGAAACAGGTAACTACACCTGAAGAAGATTGAATTGTGTCAATTGAAATTCCATTAGAGTTGTTTATTGCTCTAATAGTAACTGGATTGATTGGAAGACCCTTTGGATCATTTTCGACAGTTACTGATATAATAGAAGATCCAGATAAATTAGCTCTGAGTAAACCAGAGTCAATTAAATCTCCATTATCAGTATTAACACAAATTAAATCTGGGGCAGAAGTATAATTTTGACCACCATTTGTTACATTTATACTTTCAATTGTATTGGATGCTGATATATAAGCAAACTTTGGTATAGAAGCAGTTGGTCTCAGAGTTTTATCGGATGCATATTCAAATCCTTCATTAATAATTCTACTTTGTTTAATTTTACCAATCGTCGAGGAAACAGGAACTATGAAAGCTCCAGTACCATTATCAGAATTGATGCTGTCAAATAATGGAAGAGATGTATATGAATAACCTCCCGATAGAAGATTTACATCGTGTGCCCCACCAACTTCTGTTTGAGAGGATGTTGAGTATTCTAGAATTTCGCAATCTTCTTTTTCATAATATGTATTTTCTGGAATTTGCTTTAAAGATATTGTAAAAGTTGTATTTCCAATACTTGTAATATTGTAATTTCCATTATATAAACTATTTTCAAATACTATCTCCGAATAGTTTGTAACATCAGTATCAGAAGTACTAATATATCCAGATCTTTCTAAATTATAGTAAAGTTTTTCTGGAACACCATCAGAATAATTTAAAGTTATTGCAGATGTTGAAGATAATCCAACAGTCCCAACTCCAATAACGGAGAGTGAATTGGTGTTTCCTATAGAAACAAATTCTTTTTCAAATTTTTGGTCATAATAAATTTTAAAATCATATCCTAGTAATGAGGGATCTGAAAGATTGAAAATTAAATTATTATTCTTAATAACCTTGATTTGGGGATTGACAAGACTAATTTTTTGAATTCCTACACCAGTTCCCCCTATCGAAACTGTAGTCGGCGGCGAATTAAAGGAGTCAAATAATGTTTCACATAACTTTATAGTATTTTTATCTACTCTATACGCAAAATAGTTACCAGTTGTTACTCCTACAGGTAAAGTTCCCAAAGATTCATATAAAACTTTGTCGCCAGTTTTTAAATTATGTGAATTTACTGTAATTGTATTTGTTATCGTATTAATTCCAGTTGAATTAAAAGTCAGAGGATTTACTACTATTTTCTGAGTTAAAGAATCTAACCTAACATTTATCGATGTAGATGTGCCAGTTCCAACTGACAAGTCTGGTTTAACCTTTAAAGAGATCTCATCACCAACTTTTAATTGGTGTGATGTTGATACTGAAACAACAGACGATATTCTATCAATTTTTGCTTTAACTTGAGGTAAATTTGATTCTATGGAATAATGATAATTATTTGTACCAGAAGACATAAAAAATAGTCCACCAGTAGTTGTAAGACCAACACTAGTTACAATTCCAATGTAATCTTTTGACTTATTGACAACATAAACAATTTCAGAACTTCCACTTAATATATTAAATGAAAGACCTCCGGATGTATTAGAAACGGATAATGCACTGGATCCAGATGGTTTTCTTAAAATTGCTTGCTGATTAGTTTTAAATGGGTGATTTGGTAAAAATATGCTTTGTGTTGGTACAAATGCACTATATGTGGTGATACCAATCTTGTAATTTACATTTATTCCAAATCCTGTTGTGGTTCCAACACCAACAGATTCTGTTGGATTGAAATATATTTTTAAATTATTTTGAGAATCAAAATATTCTGTTGTTTTATTTACTGTAAATGAATCTGGAAGGAAATATACTGGGGTTGTTTGTGTATGTGATACGCCAGCACTAGACCTATCTACTCTTAAGATTCCAAAATTTGAATAAACATTTACGATAGAGAAAATTTCATTTTCAATTTGAATACTACTTCCAATAGAAATATTTTCTGGAATAGAAGTTAGATAAATGTCAGTAACTATTCCTGTTGAAGCAAAATTTGGTATATCCTTATCAAGAACTGTGGCATATGTCGTAAGTCCTATTTTATAGGATCCATTCAAAACAGAAACCTGAGTGGATAGACCCGATATATTAATATTATCTTCGTTTTTAAAATTATGGTATGGTGCAATGTAAACTTTTACTTGATTTCCATTTTTCCACTCGATGACAGAATTATTATAGGAATCTACTGTAGTGTTAATATTAACAATATCTCTTCCAGATATCCTAGATACCTCTGCACTAATTCCTCCACCACCACTCTTAGTGTCATTAAAAATTATTGAATCGCCTACTGCATAATTAGATCCAGATTTAACAATTTCAAGACCAGATACACTTCCAAAAGATACTGATTCTACTAATGTCTTTTGTTGTATTATCTCATTTGATTCTGTAATGAAATCATTATCAGCATACTCATCATTTACTTTATATGGTAAAGTGTTTCTGAGTAATTTAGAATTATTGAAATCAAATGACTGATCTAACTCAATGTTTTCTTCCAAATATGGAGACCTATATTCATTTCCAATAAAATATGGGAATTTTCCTACAAGTTGCCCATCAATATTAGTTTCTGTGGTGGCAAAGTATGCATATACGCCATCAGGAAAATCTTTAGTTTTTCCAAATCTGCCATTATATTGATCTAAATCTCCACTGCCGGTATATTCATAATCCTCAACAAAATAACCATACGGGAACTGAGTAGTTGATGGTCTATTTTCTAAACTAACTAGAGAATATCCTGGTTGTAATTTTTTTACAGAAGAATTACCATCATTAGGATCTTCATATCCAAAAGATCCGTAAATTGGATTTCCATCATAAGCCCATCCAATAATATCTGAATGTTGCCCAGATAAATCTCCATTATCATTGAAGTTGGTTTTTACAGTTTGAGAGTATCCAATAACTGCATACTGCAACCCACCATCTTGAGTTTCAATTAATACCTCACTTGATGGATTTCTATAAAATTCGTTCTGAACTCCATATTTGTAAGAATTGTTGAGTGTGAGACTTCTAATATTTACTTTTAATACTTCGTTTTTACCTACGGGCACAACTTTAATTGTAGTATCTGTTGATGTATATCCTGTTCCAGGATTAACAACTACTACATCAGTTATTTTATTATCTGAAATGACAGGTCTGACGATAGCCCCTACCCCTCTTCCATCAACGACTAAATCTGGAGTGGAATAGTATTCTACTCCACCATATAATACTTGTACGTCGGTTATCCTTCCATTTGTAATTGTTGGTCTAAGTTGAGCATTTTTTCCATTCTTAATAATGACTTGAGGTCTTTTATGAACATTTAATGTTGATGTGCCATAATCAGATCCTTTATCATAAACATAAACCTCAGAAATTTTTCCTCTAATAATAGGAGTTGCATTAATAACTCCTCTAACTTGCGTACTTCCAAGACCAACTGACGAATATTCTACAGATAATGAAATATTTGGATATTTAAATATTTGATATCCACTTCCTGTCGAATTAAACTTTACGTAGTTTTTTCTTTGATAGTTTGAAGTATCTGTGCCACCTATTCCAGCATTGCAAAGTCTAAATGTGTCTGAGTCTAATTTTAAAACTACGTAATTATTAGATGTTGATAATCCAGTAATCGGTGCTGTTTCATAGTCATATAAAACAATTTCTCCGTCACTAAATCCATGATTTTTAAAGGTAATTGTATTGTTGTAAGTAGATACTCCTATTTGTGATACCCTCAATACTCTGTTTGTGTATCCAGATCCATTATTAATTACTGAAATTCCTGTAAGTTTATTTTTAGGATCAGTTTTAAACTTTTGAATACCCGAGTTACCTATGGTAGTAAATCCTACAGTATTAATACCAATATTATA